GTGTTGCAAATTCTTGGTAATCTGCGGCGTATTGAGAGTCCCAACCGAGGAAGGAATGCACTCCGCAAGGCATGGGCCAAACTTGATGGCGCACCCAATAACTTGGCTCTTCGCCTTCCCATAGGATGTCCACGCAGTAAGCCTTGGGATTGTCGGCGTTGACTCGGCCCAGTTCTACGCAGGTATTTGGCGAGGCTTCTGCATCGTAGATGGTGCGGAAGTCAGCGTAAACGGCAAACTCGTATTTTCGGAAGGTGGCCATTGTTAAAGGCTTGTGAGGGCTGCGAGTTCAGCGTTGCTTAGGCGTGTGGTGTAGAGAGCACCGTCAAGGATGCGGTCGTTGAGGAAGGCCGATTGAGTGCCTCCAGTTGCCGCACCTGGTCCTGCGCCTAATATCACGCAATTCAATGCAGCAGTAAAGTCCGTATTTGCATTGGTGTTGGTACCAATAACTACACCATCAAGAGCAAAAGTTATATCTCCGCTGGAATAGGAGCAGGCCAATTTATGTATTCCCGCAGTTGTAGTAACTCCCGACGCAACCACATCCACAAGGCTTCCCGATTTGTTGCGTATTCTCGCAAGAAAACGATTACTTGTGTTTATTTGAAAGTTTATAAAGTCGGTTGTATTTGAATTTAGGGTCAATGACAATAAACTTCGGTTAGTACCCAACAACCTAATGTCCACCTCCGCATAAAACGCCCCCTGCGTCTGCCCGATACTCCCGCTGACCGCTCCGCTGACCGTAATTGGTTCTGCGTTGCGGGTGACTGCTGCGGTGGTAGTGGGGATATAGGATGTTGCAACCGAGCCTGTTTCAAGTTGCGCGCCCCAAGCATTGACCGTTCCGCTTGGTACGGACAATGGTCTTCCATTGCTTATTTGCGTACCAACCCTAAATCCCACTCTTGGTGTTGTTGGTGTGTAACCCATTAACACAGTCATTCTGCAGCGATACCAACCGCTACCGTAATTTTCCATTCCAACACTTTGAAGCGTGAATCCAGCACCAGTTGTTCCGCTTGCGCCTAATGTCCCTTCGTTGAGGTTAAACGCTTGACAAACACCGCTCCCATAACTTGCAGCATTTTCGTCAAAAACATTGAGTGAAAATCCGCTTGACAATGCGCCAAATTTTCCGAAACAAGAGAAAGTGTAGGTTGAACCACTTGCAAGCGTTGCCGTTTGACGCACCCGTGATGCGGTATTTGTCGCTTGAAACAAGGTCGCATTTGTACTTCCACTTGGTGAAATAATCCCTGATGTTACTATTGTGTCTGCCGTTATAGTCCATCCAGTATCAAGGCTAACCGACCCCGATAGCGTATTCTGCGCACTCGGCTCCACAAGCAACGCAGGACACCCAACCGTTCCATCGCTTGCGAAATAGTCCAACCTCGGTATGCCGCTGGCCACCGATTCAATCAAGCCACTCGCATTGACACGGGTTGCGTTGGTCGCACGGGTAACCGTGAAGTCCCCCGCTCCGCTGGTTGGTAACTGGGAGTAAAGTTTGCCCGACTTGAAGCGAGCAGGTACTATCAGGAGGGAAGGTGTCGGCATTGTTAGAAATTGTAAATCGTAGCAAAGCGACCGAAGAGGCAACCGCTGACCGCCGCCTCTGCCGTGGTCGCTCCGTCAGCATCAGCACGGGTGTTAAAGGCAGCCCAAGCCGCAGCCGATAAGCCACCGCCTTGCAGGGTGCTTAATGGATAGCCGTAGCCGTAGCCTATGAACATTACAGGAAGGTGTAACCGATGACGCTACCAACGCTTGGAGTGACGGCCGTAATCTTGCCGCCGTTGCGGCCCGATATGACGATGCCAGCGGACACGGACTTGCCGCTCATAGCGTAAGCGGTCAGCAAATCCTCCCCTCCCGAACCCGTTAGTGTCGTGAAGGTAGCGGCGGTATTCACCACGATAAAGTCAAAGTTTTGGCCCGATACCGCAGCGTCCACGAATCGCATGGAACCGCCCTGTCCGAGCATTTGTTGAAGAATAGGAGTAGGCATTTTGTTTGGTTGCTTTAGGGTAAATGTATCTTATGAAGGAATTTCACAAACGGAGTGAGAATACGGCAGTTGGAATGACATCGTAGCCACCCACCCCGCCGTGCGGTCGTCACGGCTCTCTACAAACCTCGTAAGGCTGACGCTGGTACTTAGGGTCCACTCTTGCGTCGGGTCGTTTGTAAGGGCTGATATGAAGTCCTGGGCGATTTGCAGTTGGTCGCTCAAGACCTCGTCTTCGTTGTCTTGCCAACCCAGCGTCGGACTGCCCGAAACCACGCCACCCATCGTGGCAATGGATTCCACTCGGTCGCTAAAATAGACACCCACAGTAAGGTTAAGGCTACCCAAATCCGTACTCGCACTTTGAACATCCGCAAAGACGAGCGGATAGACGATTCGCTCACGGCTTGGGGTTCGTAAGTTTATCGTGTTGTCGGTCCCGATTGCAAGCGGGTCGCCCGTCCCGAAGGAGTTTACTTGAGGATGAGCATTTGCAAGCGCAAGGAGTGCTTGCTTGATTTTTATCCATGACATAAGCCTGTAATTTCAGAATATTTTTTGAGTGCGCTCCCATGTTCAGCAGTTATTGCAGTAAGGGTCGTAGCCGTATGGCCAAGGGCGGTCCAAGCCAGCACCACGGCGCAGGGTTCTTGCGTCAAGAGCCATGCCTGTGTTGTAGTTCGTGCCGTTAGGATAAATAGTATCAAGGGCCGATGGCGGGGAATTGAAGAGCGGATAGTCGGTGCGGTTCTCCATCAAGTAGCGAGTGATGCGCTCGGAGTACCACTCGGCATCGTTCTTCACTTTGTCGGTGAGGCGGGTGATTTCGTCCATGGACATTTGGGAGGATTCCTCGCTCGTTCTGCGGACCATTCCCTTGTTCATGTACTTGAATGCAAGCACCATCGGGAGTTCGTAGTAGAGCCATTGCACCATAGCGGGTTGGATGTAGTCCTCCAATAGCGTGGTGTTTAGGGCAGTTGTTGTGCCGCTTACCACTTGCCCCACCATTTCCGAGTACAGGGCCGAACCGACTATCGGCTGAATCCGCATCTCTTGGACTTTCACAATGGTAGGCCGTATCTGCGTAAAGGAAACATTCTCGTTTATGACCGAGTTGTCCAGCAGGGTTTGTTCGCTGATAAAGAGTGCCTTCATGCTTTCGTGATTTTATTGCCTTTGCGGATGACGAGTTGCTGCTCCCACACATGGCGGCATTGGGGGCGGTTCACTCCGCTTGCAGTATGATACCAACCACCACGGCGGTTCCACACGGAGTAGCCCATGATGTTGGAAATACCATTGATATCGTCCCGTGTGTACACCTTTCCTTGGTCAGCGAGGTCCAGCATCACCTTGCAGAACTCACGACTGGTCTTCTTATCCTTGTTGCTGAAACCTGCGGCCCAAGAATACTTGTACCTCACTTCCAGCACGGGTTCGGCCACTTCCTTGATGTTTTTGGGCAGGTTCTCCGAGGCGATTTGGTCCACCGCTCTTGCGATGGGGTAACGGTCTTTGGTAATCAAGTAGGCAACCCGCTTGGCGACCTTCGCCTTGCTGACCCCGAACTCCTTGGCCATTTCTTCCACGGAGGCTTCACGGTTCTTCTTCCTGTATGCCACGATTTGCGCATCCAGTTCTTTCTCCTCCTCCCCCAGTTCAGCGAAGGCTTGACGCACTTGGTCGTCTAAGTCGGCATCAAACCGCATTGGCTTACTGTGCATCACCACATAGTCGTCGGAACTGCTTCCAAACTTACTTGCGACCACCTCCAAGACCTTGAACTCTTCTTCCCCCCATCCGTAGTCCTCGGTGTCTTCCTCGCCCCATGTAGGCTCGCTGAACGCTTGCTCCTGCACTCCGAGCAGGGTGTTCACTTCTTCGGGGGTCAAGCCGAAACCAGCGGATAGCATCGTGCGGGCCATCTCCAAGGTGATTTTTTCTTGGGCGTAATGGCGGACGATTCGCATGAGGTTTTGGTACTCCCTGCCCGACAACTTCTTGATGTTATCGTTGCTCATGACGGCGGGCGTTTGCGGTTGCTCGTCGGGTTGGGGATTCGGTCCGACAACATCGGCGGGTTGCTTTTCCAATGCAGGAAGGCCCGCTTTCTCACGCAGTTCTTCGGGGGTCATGATTTGCAGCAGGGCTTGCTCGGATAGTCGCTCCGTAATCGGCTCCACGGGGATAAGTTCCATCCCCTCCACGCCATTGAACGAGCCCAAGTAGTTCATCATCCGCTCCACCTTCCGCACTCGGTCGTTGACATAAGTCGCTTTGAATAGTTCGTAAGCCTCAACCATTTCCTGTCTGCCTCCCAGTTGGCCCTCGGTCTTCACTCCGAATAGCATGGGGTTGACGACACGGTGCGAGATGAAGATTTCCTGCTGCACGGTCTTGTTGAGAATCTCGAACTGCTTGTCCATGTCGCTCGGTGTCAACGGTTCCAAGGTAGGGGCCTTGGACATATCATCATTGAAGGTCACAACAAAGCGACCCGCATTATCGGTCCCGCTGAACTTGCGCTTGATTTGACGCTCAATGTCGCCCTGTTCTTCGGGTGTCGGGATTCCGTTATTAAAGTTTATCAAGTAACCGCCCCAAAAATTGTTTTTGAGGT